TGGGTTGAGGAACCGTTGCGGGAGCTGTCCCCACAAAGCCCTACTCAGGAGATCGTTGTGATCAAGGCAACCCAATTCGGCTGGACTACGGTTGGAAATATTGCTTTGTGCGCCATTGCTCATTTGTATCCAGGCCCGGCGATGCTGGTCCAACCAACCGATGACATGGTGAAAAAACACTCCAAAAAGAAACTGGCCCCAACTGTCAGGGCGATTCCGGCCCTGAAAGGTATCATTAAGCCGGTGAAGTCCAGGGATGCAGGAAACACCCTGCTTTTGAAAGAGTTTCCCGGCGGGTCATGGACCTTGACCGGTTCAAACTCCCCGGTATCTGCCCGGTCTGATTCCATCCGATACCTGATCCTGGATGATTATGACGGCTTCACCCAGGATGCCGGCGGAGAGGGTGCCCCCGGGAACCTGTTCAAAAAGCGGACAGACGCCTTTGGAACCAAGAAAAAAATCTACATCAACAGCACCCCGACCACCAAGGGCGTGTCCAATATCGAATCTGAGTGGGAGGAGTCCAGCCAGGGACATTTCTGTGTGCCGTGTCCTCATTGCCATGAGTACCAGTTCTTGGTTTTCGGCGGCAGGGATGCGGATCATGGCATTAAGTTCACCAGGGACGATGACGGCCAGATTACCGATACCTGGTATCAATGCAAGCACTGCCATGGCCGGATCGAAGAATGGCAGAAAACCGAAATGCTGGCCCAGGGCAAATATATTCACGAATACCCGGATCGCAAAAAGCGTGGGTTCAAGACCAACAGTCTGTATTCTCCTCTGGGCTGGGTATCGTGGGCGCAGGTGGTGGATGAGTTTTTAAAAGCCGCCAAACAGATGAAGCAGGGCGATCCCAGGGGGATGAAAGTCTGGACCAACACCCGTATGGCGGAGGTGTGGGAAGAAGACGGAGAGCAGCCGGAATGGCAATACCTGGTTGCCAGGGCCGAGCAGTACAGCATCATGGAGGTGCCGGAAAAAGCAATGATGCTGGTGGCCGGGGTGGATACTCAGGACAATCGGCTGGAGGTGGTAGTGGTGGGATATGGCCGGGGGGAGGAAAGCTGGCTGATTTATTACACGCCCATTTTTGGAGACCCGGATCTGCCGGAGGTCTGGAAAGAGCTGGATCAAATTTTGATGCGAACATACCCGCACCCTTCCGGGGCACAATTACACATTGAAAGCATGGGCGTGGATACCGGCGGACACAAAACACAGTCGGTTTACAATTACTGCCGGACCCGAGCTCCGGTTGTTTTCGCTTTGCAGGGCGCCAGCACGCCAGGGCGGCCGATTATCAACAACCCAACAAAGCAGGATATCGACTATCACGGGCGCAAGATGAAAAACGGAGTTTCTTTGTATAACATCGGCACAGACGTGGCAAAGGGCGTGATTTACAATCGGCTGAAGCTGGTTGAGCCGGGGCCGGGATATGTTCATTTTCCCATCGGCCTGCCGGAAGAGTTTTACAAGCAGTTGACCGCAGAAAAGTTGGTCACAGGATACGATCAGCAAGGGTTCAAGCGGCAAAAGTGGGTAAAGATCAGGACCCGGAACGACGTGCTTGACTGCCATGTATATGCCTATGCTGCGGCGGTCAAGGCGGGGGTTTCAAGGCGGAACTGGGACATGGTTGAAAAGATTATGAAGCCGGCGGACGATGAGCCGGTAAGAAAACAGGATAAACAAAACATGCGGCCGATGACTGAGCGCAGGACCCGGCCGAAATGGTTTAATAGACGATGAAAGGGCAAACAATGAAAGAGCGGCTTTTAGATGTAAACCAGGTGGCGCAGCGGTTGAATGTTGGCAGAAACACAGTGTATCGACTCATTGAGTCTGGCGAACTGCCTGCCTCAAAGTTTGGAACTGCATACTGTATCCGGATCAGAGAAAGCGACGTCGATAGCTTTATAAAAAGGCGGTTTGAAATGGATGTGTAGCTGTTCCATTTGTCCCAATCGTCCCATTTGCCCCAATCGTCCCATCCTTTCCATGCTTCCTGTGCGGGGCCATTAATTTCTGATCTTATGAGGTGAAACTCACAAGATCGGAGATTGAATGGCCATTTTCACATCCGAAGAAATCACTGCACAGCTTACGCAGTTCAAGGCGGCGCTGTTAGCTTGCGCGGCGTCACAGTCTTATTCAATATCAGGCCGGACCCTTACTAAGGCGGATCTGCCTGAAATTCGGTCCACCCTTGAGTGGCTAGGAAAAGAACGGGAAAAGACCGCCGGTCGCACTGGTCCATTCTATTCATCCGGGCGGGTGAAGCGATGAAGCCTAAGCCCAATTTTATCGACCGCATCATTGCATCCGTGGCACCTGCTGCGGGTGTCCGTCGTATGCAGGCCCGTGCCGCATTTTCCATGCTGACCAAAAAGGGCGCTTATGCCCAGCCGGGCGCGGTCAAGACCCGGGGCGGGCAAAAAAAAGGCACTCTATTCAACTGGGTGGTAAGCAAACTTAATCGGTGGAACGAAGGCCATGAGCGCGAAGCTGTGACAGAGCGCGCCGAAGACCTGACCACAAACCATCCTCATGCCGCATCAGCCATTGACGCACTGACAACCAACATCATCGGGACCGGGCTAAACCCCCAATCCAAACCCCGATGGAAACGCCTGGGCATTACCAAAAAACAGGGCAAGGAGTTTTCCGAAAACGCGGAATGGGTTTTTAATAACTGGTGTCCACATGCGGACATCGGCAACCGGCTGCACTTCCAGGATGTGCAGTTTCTGGCGGCCTATTCTTTTTTAATGTCCGGTGAATATGTGATCCTGCCGACCATCCGTAAGTCTGATTATAAGCCGGGTGAAAGCCCGGTCCGCCTTGCGTTGCAAACACTTTCTCCTGTCCGAATGGCAACCCCATACGACTATATGGGCCGGAAAAACATCAGGGATGGTGTCAGCCTGGGCCAGAACGGGGAACCGACCGGGTATTATATCGCCACCCCGAAAACCGGCAGGATGGGCGTGTATCTCACGTCAGGTGATTTTACATGGTATCCGGCGTGGAAGGGTCACCGGCCCGGTGTCCTGCATTCCTTTCATGCGGCGGCCAAGCATCCGGACCGGGTGCGGGGCGTGTCCGTGCTGGCGCCGGCAATGAAATTTTTCCGCGATCTGTCAGATTACCTTGACTTTGAGCTGGTCGGCGCAATTGTGGCCAGTTCGTTTCCGCTGTTCATCGAACAAGCAAACCCCTATGAAACCACTTCTGCATTTTCCGTTGAAAATGCCGGTACCGACCAGGAAACAAAATATCAGGAATTTGAGCCGGGCCAGATCATGTACGGCAACCCCGGGGAGAAACCACACATCCTGAAAAATGAGCGGCCCGGGAATACCTTCCAGGGGTTTGTCGAGACGATTCTTAGAGCAGTCGGTGCCTCAATCGGTATGCCCTACGAGGTGGTGGCCAAGGACTTTTCCAAGACCAATTACTCATCCGCCCGTGCGGCCCTGCTGGAAGCCTGGCGGGTTTATATGCTGTATCGGACATGGATGGAACGGCATCTGTGCCAGCCGGTGTGGCGAATGGTTTTAGAGGAAGCGTGGCTCAGAGGCGAATTGAAATTACCTGCCGGCGCACCGGATTTTTATGACGCAATCAATGAATACACACATGCAACATGGATTGGCCCTGCCCGTGGCCATGTGGACCCGGAAAAAGAGGCAAAGGCCAATAAGCTGCTGAAAGACGAACACGTTTTGACACTTGCTGACTGGACTGCTGAACATGGCAAGGATTGGGAGGCGCAAGTAGAGCAGCGGGCGCAGGAGACAGAGGCGATTTCAGCCATGATGCCCCAACCAGAACCAGAAGAGGTAATCAATGACGGAACAGAATAAACAGGCGCCATCTTTGTTTGAAATTCCATGGGCGATTCATGGCGACGGAATCGAGGCCGTGAAAAATGCCGTGGAAAAGTCCGGATCAGTGGAGGCGATACTTGCCCGGCCTGGTATCCAGATGAGTGATGCCGAAGGGGTGACCGTCCGGGGCAGAGTGGCGATTGTGGAAATGATCGGGCCGGTGATGCACTACGGCGGCGGGCTCATGGCATGGCTGTTCGGATGGCCGTCTGCCGAAGGGATAATGGCAGATATTCAGGCTGCTGAAGACAACCCAATAGTTGACTCAATCGTTTTACACATCGACTCTCCC